AATTCTTATTAGGTTTCAAGAAGTTCTACAATGATAGAATGCAACAACAGATGTCAGGACTCAAGGCACAGAAGGCACTGCAACTGAGACAGGACAAGATAAAGCAGATGCCCATTTTCCTTGCCAGGGCCAAGAAACCATTACAGGCAATGCTTACCTTCTACAGAGCGGTGCAGACAATGAAAGCATTCGTCCTAAAAAAAATGAATCAAGCAATGGCCATAGGGTCATTCCAACAGACAGACGCCGGACTAGAAGTGACAGAACCTGAAGGATTTGTTGCTGTTGACAAGTCAGGTGGTGCTGTGAAACTTGTGGATCGATTAGGGTTCTCAAGAAGAAACTTGACTGCGATCAGCAAATTCAAGAAATAGATTCAACGTCTTATCAATCTCCAAACTTAACTTTTCCTTATTAAAGAAGTTATCATGATTGTGTTCCCTCAATGCTTTCGTGTTTAGGTAGATATCCTGCCACGGTGCTTTACGTAAACGATCACATAAATCTACAATAGTGTTGATCCTTACATCTGGATCTTTATCTAAATCATATGCTTCTTCGAAATAGCTGTTAAAAGTTTTAAAACCCATGGCCCTCAATCTCTGTAGATATTGGTGGTTGCCATGCACCACAAAAACATGTTTGGCTATGATTGGTTTCCATATCTTCTCTGTCATGAATACCTCGTAGTCGTTGTCATTGGTTTCTGATACTATAGAACAAGCGGTATCATTATATGGCTTTTCAAATATGTCTTGGTCCATGCCATACTTTGGATAGTCCTGTGCCCACGGCAGTTCATACGCCGCCGGCAACTTTCTAGCTGGCCAATTGGTGTATAAGCTGTTAGATAGTATGTCTTTCTTTGTCAGCTTACTGTATAATTTTGTTCTGTGTTTTCTAGGTTGTTTGTTTAGGTACAAAAAGTCATATTTTTTATTTGTATGATCAAAGCTGAACCTGTGGTCCTTGTGCTTGTTATACATGAAGAACCAAAACCAACTGGCATCACCTGTCCATTTGATGTGTTGTAAATCTATTTCCGGATACTGCTTATAGCTGTTGATGTTTTCCAATGATTCCCACGGGTTAGCTTTTATAAAAACAAAACCCTGGCTGTGTAACAAATCACAACGTTTCCTCAGTTCTGAATAGAATTCTGTGCTATCTTTTAATCTGTCATTTTGTGCCCTACAATCAATGATGGCAAACTTCCTGTCATAACTGTCCAGAGCATAGTTGTGTAGGGTATAGTACTCCCCTTCCAGGTCAAAAGTCTGATCAGGTAAGCTGTGCATGTTAATGAACTGTTCCAGCCTGATATGATGGCCTGTCTTCATTACGTCTGTTAGAATAAAGTTTCGTTGCATATGCCCTATAAATACCCGTATGTTAACACCATTTTTTAAGTATGTATCTGAGGGCAAGGTCATTAGGAGACATAGTGACCTGCAGAGATTCACTTTCCCAGAGGTCACTGAGAGGATTTATCTCAGTTTCCTGGCACTGGCCTTGATGAGTCAGCACAAGGATACACAATCTTTCGCCAAGTCATACGCGGACCAAACCATGGCCAAAGGCACCTTCGACCAGGTGAGGATGATCAACAACGACCTATCCAACATGCTGGCCATAGTGTCAGGTGATCCTGAGATCACCAAGAAGCTCAAGAACAAGGACCAAGCACAGGCCATGAGACAGAGACAGCCAGTTCCAGTGATGGCTGTGAGGAGATACCTAAGGACGTGGGAAGATCATTTCAAAAATTTAACTAATTTGGAAAGAGCTTTGAACGTTACTGATGCAAATTATAAAAATGTAAGAAGGGCAGTTGCAAACTACAACAGGCTAGACGGAAAAACAAAAAGCCGTACACTTGCTATGCTGAAACAGATGTTGCAGAGCAAACTGCCTAACACAGATATACACAAGAAATTTAAGGAATTGTAAAAATGATCAAGTACATATGTGAACTTTGTGGTTGTGAACAGCACTGTAAAAGATCCTGCACGGAATGTATGGACTGTCCAGACTGCGGATGTAAAGACTGTGATACAGAATCCAAATAGTTTTTGGGTGCTGTATGGACGACACACTGAACCAACCTACCTAGAAGATGCAGGAAATGGCCAAGCAGAGCAAAGAGATTGGGCGTTGACCTTCGTGCGTAAATGGCGTGTGTGTCTCGACATAGGTAGCAACATAGGTCAGTGGACAAGACCACTGGCTGAAAAGTTTGCCAGCGTCATATGTTTTGAACCTAACCCTAACTTTAGAGAATGCTTTGAAAAGAACATAACTGCACGAAACGTGTTGCTTTGGCCATATGGATTGTCGGACAAGGCAGGCACGGCAACCCAAGACTTCAATAGCACAGTGCTTCGGAATGAGCCAGGCGATATAAATCTCAGGACTTTAGACAGCTTTGGACTCACAGAGGTTGATCTAATAAAGATAGATGTTGATGGATCAGAAGTGCCATTGTTGAATGGTGCAAGGGAAACATTGAAACGCAATAATCCGATAATTAATATTGAAATGAAGAGACGCAAACGTCCTGGCACAGTTAGCAAATGTGAAGAAATATTATGGGAACTGGGTTATCACAAGGATTCACAGGTCAAAAGCGACGAGATCTGGTTAAGATCTTAATATTACAGGATAATTTACCAAATATAGATATAAATACTTTCAACTTGACATCTGAGCGATGTCAAGGCTTTGTAAAACAGAAAAATAGGAGGGTTATACAATGCCAATAGCAAAAAACAACTTCTCTAGAAACGAAAACTACGAAGTAGGTTCAGTAGATAAAACTTATTTCACAGTTGATTTCATTAACACAATGGCTTCAGAGACAGCTGACTTTTCAGCAGATAACGCCGTTGCTGGTTTAGAAATGACTAGAGCAACAATCGAAGGCCAAGGTGTGCCAGTTTTAGCGGAAGGTCCTTTAGTGGATTCTGGTACGCAAAAAACATATGCAACTAGAACTGACTGTTTAGATGCATTATCAGGTACAACTACTATCGCGGCGTTACAAGCGGCGATCAGAGCGTTGAACGGTAACGGAAGAGTTACTGCAACAATCAGCGGTGCAACAGTTACAGAAACTAAACTTGGTATCTTAACTGCGGCGGCAGTAAGTTAATAGTTTACCTTAGGGTAACATATTACCAAAAGGGTGGATCTTTAATTAGGTCCACCCTTTTTCTTTTGAGTAAATATTTGCATGGACAACAACACCAAAAAAGTTTTAGACATAATACGATCACCTAGCAACGGTATGCGTCACAAGAACGCCGTCATAATAGATATCAAAGACAAAGACATGAGCTATCTGCATCTAACTGGTGGCGCACAGAATAGTATCATGCAATGGCTCCAGGGCTACCACAAAGACGACATATCCGAGGTGCCTATGGACAAGGTGAAGGATCACACAGGAAATAAATTTGTTTGCCTGGCAGAACCTGAGAAACGATATTGGTCTGGAGTAGTGGAGTGGAGCACAAATTTTGGCACGCATGAATGGTGGCAACACGACGACATCATGGAATGGTTTCCGCATTTTGATAGATACACTTTACGTTACAGTGAACAGATCGATCAAGTGCAAAATGTTACGGAATGGATCAAGATAGATAGGGAGTTTTCTTTCAAAATGGAAAACATGATCAAGAAGCATGATCTCAATCTCAAATGGGAATTCCCGTGGGTAAGACCAAGATACAAACGTGTGCCTTGGGTCACAAAGATCTATGAGGAGATAGTTCCGAAATTTAAGACGGTCGTAAACGAAAGCACAGAATTGCAGAAAAAATTACAGGAGTACCTTGCTCCTGATTACGATCATTACATCAAGGCAGTTTAAATGTACGAATACAGGGTGCATACTCTAGTTGACATCACAGATAATGGATCGCTACACAGATCTTTCCCATTTAAAACTCCAAGTGGCGAAGTCATAAAGGACAGGCAGTCCCTCTTGGTTGCACGTAATCAGAATAACAATTACAACACTATGTTACAGGTTTTACAGATGAGGGGAAACATAACCTGGGAGCAACCACCTCAGAAAATAGATCTGCCAAACGTGGCCAATCATATGTTTGGATCATACTATGAAGGTCCCCATTCCACCTGGCACTTTCAGTTCTTCACTGAGCAGTCAGGCGTGTACGGAGATAGCGTAGAACCAACAGAAAATCTAGTAGAAGATTTCAGTTTGATACCCATTGTAGCCGACTGCACAAACACAGCAAATTTGCCTGTACAGACCTTTGTGACCAGGGAGATGCAGGGCAACGAAAGACAGAAGATCATTGGCGCACTTGCAGGCGGCATTATAAACACCTACTTTTCGTACAGTGGTCCCATAGATAAATAATTGCACATTAAGGCACAAAAAGACACAACTTATTAAGGCTTACACAGGCAATGATACAGGCACAATTCCAGGCTTTAGGAGCGGAGATCAGAGAGATCAAACAGGAGTTGAGAGAATATATAAGATTAATGAGTACAACAGAATTAGAAAAACAGAACCTAGAAGCACACGTGGACCTGTGTTCGGAGAGATACAAGGGACTCCACGACAGATTGAGTGCTATTGAAGTCCGTCTAGGCAAGATGAACGAAGAGATGACCCAAGGTCACAAGTCACAGACCAAGACTATCATAGCAACCGCAGGTACAGTAGTCGCAGGCCTACTATCCACAGTGGTGGTGATCCTGATGAAGATGCCAGGCTAAAAAAATACCAATACATGTACATACAGATAGCACCACGGGCCAAGGTCTACGTTACAGACGCTGACGTGGAATTCATAAGGCAACACGCAACCGAATCATTCAGAGCAAAGCAACTGTCACCACAGGAGGCTGACAGGGCAAAGCGATTGGCGGACAAGGCGGTGTTCGTCAGGAAAAAACTTGACGACGACACCCAATATGCTTTAAATAGGAAGATAAGGTTCGTTGCCAATGACAGGAAAAAATAGATCAGAACTGGTAAAACAGATAGAGGCCTATGGCCTCAAGAACAAACTGCAAGACCTCGCACGGAGGGAAGAGGCACGCAGGCCGTTCCGACATCTACCCAAGCAGTTCTCCAAAGGCATCCTCATAGGCAACATTGCTATCGCTCCCAGAAAGCACACAGGCACTAGGTATGTGTATGTGATAGCTGATATGCTCGAAGCCAAGGTGTTGCACAATGATATAAATCTAAAACAGACGGCCATATTGGTGGCCCACTACCTGGCCGATAAAAAGAACGTGCCAGCTGGCATATTAGAGCTAGACACCAAACACGCATCACAACTGTTTGACATACAGAATGCCAAACGCATGATCCGGGAGGCACAGAAAGAGAAGGATGAGCTAAAGGAAGACGTGTACTGGGACAGGCTGGACGTCGCAAACCGCCTAGCGGACGAATGCAAGGGCCAGATACAGCACATCTTTAACGACACGTTCGGTGGCTAGATAATAAATAAACACAGTATGAAGAGTTTAGACCTTACAAAACCCATTACCACTGAATCTCTATTGAAAGAATTCGAATCCAGATTCAACATGACCATGGACCTTTCACAGTTCAACGAGGAAGAACTACAGGACTATGCAAATCACGTGAGAACAAAGATACATGAGATCACACAGAACACACACTTCGGACAAGAATTAAAAGATGATTCCTATCAAAAGAATCAGATGATGTTGGACATTATCAATCAAGCGATCTCAGAAAGGAAACTTGCTGAGTATGGTGGAAGCATGTCCAATGATCCTGAAGTA